TAAGTCTGCGTCTGGTGTGTCCATGTCCATCGTGTCATCGGCGCCCATAGGGTCTGATGCTACTTCTTCTCCGGTCAAAATTCTTACACCGTTGTCTAGCTCTTGTCTAGTTGTCGTTAAAGTTGCTTCCGCCTGTTCAATCGCTGGTTGGATTTTTTGTAGGAATGCGTCTGATTTCTCAGCACCCATCTCGTCTCTGATTCTGTCTGCTAGTTCTAACATTCCTTCTGTCTTCATTGATGCTAGATCTTCCAAGAATGATGTGACCTTGTCCATCATGTCCTTGGCCGCTAAAATTAATTCTGATTGCTCTTCAACACCTTCTTTTTTGATCATCTTGTCTTTGTTCATTTTAGATGCTCCAAGTTTGTCTGCAATTCTGTTGACTGCTGTTGTGCCTGCCGCTGTGCCTGCCGCTCTGGCCGCCACTGTACCAAGTGCCATAAGTGGTGCTATTTCATTTGTCTTGCTTGCCATCAGTTTGGAAGCCGCTTCTCTTTCGTCTGGAGAAAGTGCTTGTCCTTTTTTAAGTTTGTCTTTGATTGGTGCTGTTGCTTTGTCTAATACTGGATTGTCTGTGTTGCCACCATACTCTGAAAGTTTCCTTTCTGAGATCGCTTGGTTGATGATGTCCAACATCATTTGGTTCTTCTGATAACCATCGTTCGTTAATTCTTGTCCAAAGTGTGTGTTCTGTGTGATCTCGTGTATCTTTGTTCTCACGTGATTGGCGTAGTCCTGTAGTTCCTCTTCGTTGAACTGTGACAGATCCATGGTCATTTTGAATCTAGATTCAAATTCTTTAAGTAAAGATTCAGTTGTAATGGGTTTTGTAAGGTCTAAGCTCTTCATACTGTGTTTATTTATTATCTATGTGCCGAACGTGTCATTAAAGATCTGTTGTATGTTGCCTTTACAATCGTCCGCTAGACGGTTAGCGGCATCTAATCTATCCCAATACACATCTTCCATCTGCTCATCCTTGCTCTTCTGTGCTTCCTTTATCATACGTTTAGCATTCTGTATATCAAATAGTTGTGATGCAAATTTTGTATCCAGTTCTAGTAGATTAGTGGGTACTCCCCTTTCATCTGCTAAATGATGTGCCACGAGTATAGCCGTCTGTTTTAAATTTATATCGTCATGAAGAACAGCGGCCTCCATCATGTCTGCAATAACATACACATATCTAGTTCCAGACCATTTCCTTGGTACAATGGCTATGTTGCCTATCAGGATACCTTTGGAGAACTGTTTGGGTAGATGATGGAACGGTCTGCGTGCCTGTTCCTTGTGTGCCAGGTCCGCAAGTTTAGACTTCAGCCCGTAGGCCTCGATCTGTTTTACCAGTTCTGATTTATTTTTTCCTGTCATTCGCAACAAACTTTATCTTCCTATTTAAAGCATATTGCATGTGGGTGTCAAGTTTCTTCCGCACGAAGATGGCCTTGTCCGCCAACCGCTTGGCCCTGTCCGCGTCCTCTGGAGACAGTTGGTCACTCCTGAACGACTCCAGTGCGTGTGCCCTTATGAATTCAGCGTCCGTGTCTGTGACGTAGACCTTGGCCCGAGGTGCTATCTGTATGAACATGTATTGGTAATATTAGCCTGGCATCTTCATCAGGATCACTACCACTGTTGATAGTAGGCCTGCGACCACTGTGCCCGCCGTTGCTATGATTGTCTTCTGACTGCTCTTGTGACTGACTTGTTGGTCTTCGTTCATCTTGGCTAGTCTAATTTCGATCGCACTTAATCTGTCGTGTAACCCTTTGTATCTCTCTGAACAAAGGTCCACGTGTGCTTCTAGGTTCTGTTTTTCTAATTCTGTTGTACTCATATATCTCTTTAAATCTTTTTTGAGGATTTGTACCTCCGTTAGTAGAGCCTGTAGATGAGCCTGATCCATTGCCTGTGTGTGCCTTATTATTAGAAAGTTTGTGCCTTAATGTACTGTTATTTATCAGTAGGGCCAGCGTATGAAAAGTACGTGTTTATGACTCCGCCCGCGAGTGCACCGATTATCTTCTGCCTGTCCGTGCCCTGCATTTCCTTCGTGACGAAGGTGTGTATTGGCAGGTGTGCTGTGTTTGTGCAGTCGGCCACGATGGGTATGAGGCTGAAGTCTTCCACCAGGCTAGCCGTAGGGTCGACAAAATCTCCATACACTCCTGATTGCTCAGTGAAGAACTGGAAGTGCCAAGTCGTGTGTGCACCTTCGTAGTAGGATCCGAATGCGTGATTGGCCAGGTCGGGAAGTTCCATTTTCTGTGGTGCATGATCCCATGTTATGTTACCCCTCATCTGTAGCAGTTGTAACATGGTGGCGAAGTTGCTATTCTGATCACGTGCCACAGCCAGTGTGTGCTTGTCGTGTACTTTGACTCCTGACGTGGTGGTGAATGGGAATTGCTTTTTGAGATTGCCGTTGTCAGAGATGTCTACCAGGGTGTGTATTCTGTACTCGTGCATACGGATATTTAAGTCAAGAAAAAAGGGCGAACCTAATTAAAGATCCGCCCCTTTTTGGTAAACTACCTAACGTCTGTATTATTATACAGCCGCCGCAGTTAAGATTGCTACTTCAGTTGCTGTTACTGTCGCACTTGAGATAGTTGCTGTAACTGAACCTGCACCGTTCAACGCTCTAATGGCTGTCTGTAAAGTGTCTGCACTTATTAGAGTACCTAAAGAGTCTGTTCTAACTGTGTAAGTTTTCTGTGTGTTTGAATCAGCCAATGGTCCTTCTGAAAGGATGTTGATGTACGATCCGATAACTGCTCTTGTCGCCTCTAAACCTGCTGTTGCAGATCCAGATGATAAGTCGCTAGTTTCAGCCGCCATTGAGTTGATAAAGTCCACAGTGAAAGAAGATGTTGCTACACCTTCTAATTCAACATTAGTAATGTGACTAAAGTTATTTTTAGTTGCTGGCATTTGTTTGCTCCTGTTTTAATTAAGATACAATCAATACGATTATGCGTATTTGAATGTAGTTTTAATTGTTACAGCAACAGTACCTGAACCAAAGTTAATTGAGTCTACTGTTCCTAGGTTGATGATGTCTTCTACTAAAACTTGAGCTAAAGTTCCTGTCACAGTTCCATCTAATGATGTGAAATCATTGATAGTGCTTGTGAAGTCACCTTCTAGTAAGAAATCTTGTTTCGTACCAGTGTCATAAACCGCACCTGCGGCTAAGATTGTTGCTCTTGATAGTATAGTGTTAGAGACTGCTTCCATGGCTTCTCTTGAAGCGTCAGCGTCTACGTCCCAGTCCACTGCGATCATAGTGATTGCCTTACCGATAAAGTCTTGCTCTCCGATTAGTGCAGTCACCGTTCTGTTTGGTGCTATTGGCATTTGTTATCCTCCTTTTTTCTGTTAACATATGCTTTGATTCCGCTCAGGAATCAAGTTGTAAGTATTTATTGGTAAAGTTGGTAAATTATGCTGTAATATTAAGATTTCAGCCAGACTTCGTCACTTCTAGTACGTATTCTCATATTATATCCTAGATCATGGAGTATTTTTCTTGAAACTTTAACAACATCAGGCCTTTTTGTTTGTTTCATTTCTATGTTTATTACAGGTGAATTGTTTGCTATTGTTTCTTTGGCACCTTGTAGTAGTAGATCCTCATAGCCATCAACATCTATCTTAATAAAATCGATTTGTTCTAATTGATAACTGTCCATTGTTTTTATTGTTATGTCCCCTGGTGACCTTTGTAATTTCTGGTCCAATGGTGAATCAAATGTGGCACTAGAATTTTTTTCACCCAGTCCTACTTCATGCAAGAATGCATTTTGATCTGTTGGGATATTTTTCTTCCAGCATTCTACAAACACAGGATTAGGTTCGAAACAGTGTACAGTTTGAAAATCTTGCATCAAGTTCCTTGTCCACATGCCAACGTTAGAGCCAGCGTCAACACATCCTCTCCAGTTGGTAATATACCTATAGGCAATTTGTCTCAATGGACTTTGTCCGTCACCTTCATCTTTTAGGAAAGTTGGTCTAGCGTGTACGCCTTTGTATGCTACCCAGAAATCTCTGCCTGTTGGATACATTATTCCTTACACTTCTTGCAGGCACAATCCGGACAGTCCATGCATTCTGCACATGATCTCTTGCAGTGTTTTTCACAACCACAATCTTCGCATATGTATTCTATCATTATGACAACTCCTTAAATTTTCTTTGTATATCTGTATTTGGTAATTTAGATAGCAACATACGTTTTAAACTATTCAGTGTTTGTGATTGCTGTTTGGTGTTCAGTCTTTTGTAGTTTGCCACAGCTCTCCTAACGTTTCTGTAGTTGGCATCTGTTATGTTCAATGCCCTTTCCAGTTGCGTTAAATTTTTATAGTGTTCTTCAAAACTTCTCAAATATCTTCTCAATGACATCACTGGAACAGATTGTCTTTGTCTCATAGCCTGTGCTTGGTCCTTGTTCTTTAGTTTCTTTGTTATCTCAGGATCACCTGAAACTATGGCCAACATGTTGGCTAGATCATTGTGCACCATTCTCACTCTGTCGAATGATCCATATCCCATTGTTTGATTGGCATATGACTTCACAAAACTTTTGGTAGTATCGTTCTGACTCATCAAAGCAAGGGCCAAGAAACTGAGGTAAATTCTCTCTGTGACTTCTGGGAACGTGTATCTCTGTAAGTCACTATGTCGTCTAATGACCTTGCCCTCAGATACATACTTTAAAAAAGGTGTTAACATACGGGTATTTATAGGGCAAATGCAAAGAAATTTTATTCTCACGGACTTGATGAAGACCGGCCAACACCTGGCACTAGAAGATTTTATCAGACATCACAGCCTATCTGATCAAACGTTTGACACGACCGGCGAATATTATACCTTGCACAACTACGACCTGGACAGTTATGATCGCAAGTTTGCTGTCATAGACACGGTCAAACAGAATGTTCGGATCAAGGATAACAAAGAATTTGCATTAGAATTACAAAAACGGTGTGAACTACTACACAGCCAAGGATTTGTGTTCATCAAGGCCAATCCGTGGGAGTCACAAGATAATATTAAACAGATAGCACAGTACCCAGAAATAGAAATAGAGCACATCAAGTGGACCGGTGGGGTAAGTTGGTTTTGGTATTACATGTACAACAAACACAAGAACAATAAGTTCAAATTTGATCACACAAATAAAAAATATGACTTCCTGTATCTCAATAAGGAACCAAGAGCACACAGGAAAAAATTGTATAACAAATTATTTGACAATGGTATATTAGAAAACAGTCTGCACACATGTTGGCCAGACAGGAAACTGCCTGCGGAGTATGAACTGCCATGGGCACAGGACTATCCACGGTACGGCATGGACCAAGACCTATACGAGAAGCCTTACAACGATACTGCTTGTAGCATTGTCTCAGAAACCAACGACAACGACTATGAAGTATTCATGACAGAGAAAATATGGAAACCAATTATAGCACAACAACTTTTTGTAGTACATGGCAATTATCTATATCTTCAGAAGTTGAGGGATATGGGATTTAGGACTTTCAACAATTATTTCGAAGAGGCATATGACCTAGACAGAGATCCTGATATGAGGATCAACACCATTGTGGATGTGTGTGACAGGTTGCGTGATGCACCATGGCAAGACATTTATCTGCAAAGCAAAGCATTAAGAGAATACAATTATAATAACTTTTTCAACAAAGAGAAATTAAGTTTGGCGATTAATGATACGTTGAATCTATTTCTGGAATTTGCTGATACCCGTCAAGTTTCTTCTTGAGAATCCCAGTCTATCAACTAACTTAACAGCATTACCCGACTTGTCCACTGCAACAAATCCTTCTGGCTCTGTTACCTCTAATCCACCGTCCGTCTGTTGAAATGATCCTATGGCCTGTGCTTGGTTCATCTTCTTGAGAACGAATGCCTTCATTGTCTGCACTGCCTTGTAGAACATCAGCATGGCCTGTAATGGCTTCTTGGCCCTGTTCAGGAACACTGGCATCTGTTTCATCTTGTCCTGTCTCAGTTGCAAGGCCTTCTGTGCCTTTAGGCCTGACATCTGTTTTTGCATCCTGTCGTTATAGAAAGTTTTGAACCCTAACAAAAATTTATTGACATCGCTTGGTAGTTGTCCTTGCTTGACCATTGCATTGATGTACATCTGGAACATGGGTATGAAGTCTTGATTCTGTCCAAGCACACCGGATAGATCACGTGGAACACCATTTAATAGTGTCTCTAACTTTTCTATTCCGTTGTAGAATTGTTTCGTTTCATCATCTGTGAACTTGGCACTACCTGACACGTCTTTGTATGTGGCATTGTCAAAGAACACATCATTGCTTTTTGCGAAAGAACTTACATCCGCACCACCTTGAGCATTCATGTCTGCCAACGATTCCCCTACGTAGGTTGTGTGGAATATGATTCCCACTTTTGCTCTGTCGATCTGTTTACCTAGGGCACTTGCTTCTGGAACAGCATATGTGATTGTGTTTGGAGTGAACGTCAATTGAGGCTTTCCATCGATATTTTTTCTTATGATGTCCTCATCTGTGTACAACAAGTCGCCTTGTACTACACCCTGTATGTTAAGTTTTTTCAGATGTACTAAGCATTTTAACAATTTTTGTCCTAATTCGTCTGTGCCGTGATTACTTGCTATGTCTTTCTTTGTGTAATTTACTTTGGCGTTTTGAGCAAACACTGACTTTGTTCCCACGAAGAACTTACCATTGTCTGGGTTAGTTCCACACACCACAGCAGGAGCACCATCCCACTTCACCGACACACTCATTGCTTCTGAACTTGTGCCTTTAAGTGTCAGCAACAATCCCCTAAAATATTCTAAAACTGCCTTGCCACCCTCGTAGCCGTCAGTGATCACTATGTCCTCTATGTGTTCTAGGTGTGTCCTTTTAAACTCTGTTAGGACATCTTCGATTAACATGATTAGTCCTCTTTGTATTCGCCGTCTTTGATTTTCAGTAGGTTCTCTTTTACGTCTCTGTTCTCTTTGATACGCGCGACGCCTTTGCTGAACTTGGATGCGTCCATGTTCTTGATTGCTGAATTGAACTTTTTCTCTAGTTTGAATGCTGTGTCCTGATCAAAGTTTTCTCTGATGTATGTGATTAGTCTTATAGTTGATTCCAGGATATGTGAGGCTCTACTCTCAACAACTTCTTCCTTATCCCGTTTTAAGGGCATTGAGCTTAATTCTTCTAATAAACTTTTAGTGTGTTTTTGCATTGTAGGTATTTACTTCTTATTGTAGCACAATTCTAGCATAAGTCTACTTGGTTTTGCGGTAAATGAAGTATTTCCGTTGATTTGTGTCGTCTCTGATATCCAAAATCTTCAATTGGAACATCTCAGCCAGTTCTATAATAAACGGAACGTTCCATGCATAGAATTCTATCCAATCTGCCTCAGGCTTGTTGTGTTGCACACCTGGATTCACCCTGAAGAACATGGTGCCACCTTCTGCCAGTAGATTTACACATCTTGACACTTCTGCAATGATCTTGTCTCGACTACCAAAGTTCACAGAACCCAAACACAGTATCACGTCAAACTTCTGATCTGTCTTATATTCCAGGGTGCCCACTTCGTGGTCTGCTAGATTGTTGTAGGGATCTATGCCAACTAAATTATCTATCTTGCCTTTGAATTCATTGTAACCACAACCAACATCAAGCACTGCCCTAGGCTTAAGATTGTTCACCTCATCAATCAGTGCAAGTCCCGAGTACTTCCATTTCTTCATGTCGTTGTCCCAGTACTTTGAGAAATATTTGTGTAGGCAGGCCCTGTCTATGGCTTCTACATACTGTTCAATTGTGTCGCAACGGTCGACTTCTACCCCAAATGTTTCCAGTATGTAAGGTTGTGTTATCTTGTCAAGATCATTTTGACTGTGTCCCAGAAGTTGTGCAAATATTTTTTTGTTCATACTTTAATAATATATTAAAAGTTTGATGAAGTCTATATCTTTTTCTTGATTGGTTTTGATAGTATGTCCCTGGTCTTGTCAGACATGACGCCTGTGATTACCAACATGGGCCTTGGCTTGTTGCTGGAGTTGGCTGTTGAGTGTGGTAGGTTCTGCCAGTCGAACTTGTGTATGTCACCTGTCCGCCATCTGTCGAACTGTTCGTTACCATACATTATGAATTGTCCTGGTTCCCAATCCTGCAACATCACCATTATACGAACGACATTATTTGGGTCGGCATCTAGATCATACAATTTGTCTATGTGCATGTTCAACACCTCTCCCGTGAACTGTATGTGCAGTTTAGATTTTGTGGAAGTCATTGCAAAGTAGTCTGTCATCCTTTGCAGTGTTGGACATTTAGTGAAGTCTGCTAGTCCTCTGTATATTGTCATCTTGGGATCAGCGCCTGCTGTTTTAAGATCATTCTCTTCTGCTTCAACATTGATGTTGGTGTTTTCTCTGCCTGTGCCTTCTCTACGGTTGCCCCAGTTCAGAGGTTTGCCATCTTCTATCACTGCTTGTAGTTCTGTCTGCCACCCACCCGTGAACTTGCCCAAGTGTTCCACACAGTCTGTGTCCTTGTGCCACTTGTTGAAGTGATAGTTACTTCTAGTTTTTGCGTCTTCCCAATTACTTGTAGACATATACCTGTATTCCTTTTTCTTTGTAGTCTTGTAGATTTTGATGTTTACCTTTTGGGGGTGCTATATCGATCGTCTTGCATAATTCAACGTTGTTACTTGGACTTGTGATTCTGTCACTGTTGTCATGTATGAACTGCATTGTGTCTTTGTTCTCTGCCTGGATGTGATCCCACATGAGATCGAGATTTACAAAGTGCTGATAGTTGGGATATGTTATTGTGAACTCTCCACACAGTTTCCACCACTCCAAACACTCATAGTCATTCCTGTACACCATCACTATAGGATGTCCTAGGTCTTTGAGATGATCAAGTTCGTGTGCGAAAGTGTGTGACTTTATGAGTCTCTTACCTGTTCCAGAGAAAGGCAAATCCCAGTTGTCTGGT